ATAGAATCGAATCGTCTTGGCTCAACTTGCTTACCATGAATAGTCTTGTATGGTGATTGCTTGGTTGAGTTTACATACAGAGTAGGTTCGTAATCAACCTTGCGTTGCTTACGTTCTCCGTCTTCGATATAGCGCTCAAGTATTTGATTGCCATGTGTGTATATATTCGTGTAAAACTTCATCTATTTGTCATGTCTCGATAATATAACTCGTGTCCTTAGAGACGAGGTACTGAATGAATGGTCCCGACTATTATACACGATATCGATATCATTGTCAACACAATATTGCTTACCTGTGAAGTCTTCCTCGACATAGTCCGATCCAATAATTCTTACATCTATTGGGAGTGACTTCAACACATCAAGCAAATCAGCCTCGGTGTTATATATTACAATATCATCAACAAAACGTACAGCAGCTAGCTGTAGTTGTCTTTCAAAAATAGATTGAATTGGTTTGTTTTTTTCTGTACGGTCTACAGATGGATCATCCTGTAAGGCTACAATAAGATAATCACAATGCTGTTTAGCTTCTGCTAACATGGTAGCATGACCTGCATGAAGCAGGTCAAAACATCCACACGTAATACCTATTCTGCCTTTCGATCCAACGTCACCGTTGAGCCATTTAAGCATAAGTTATCCGTTTAATAATGTAGAGGTAGATTCTTCTCCAAAAAGATTCTTAATGGTTTGTAGCTTCTCATCAGCTGTAGCTAGCTTTTCAATTTCCAAGTCAATAGCTTGCACTACTTCTGGATGTTCTCCAATACCAGCTGGATTAGCCATATAGACTTTTATATTAGCTTGAGCAATTGCTATGTCACCCTCATACTTCTTTGACAATGCGTCAAGTAATCCTAAGTCATCTTTCAATTTAGACATTCTCTAATCTCTCCATGAGCCTCTCAGCTCGATTTGTAACCTGTCTATACCACTTGCTGTCTCTTCCTTCTACAGCAGCAGTGTTCCAGTCGCCACATTGTAAAGCAGCTACGTGCTTTCTAAAACCTGTAAGTCTTGTACGTCCCATATTGAACATCATGTTAGCAATAACTTGCTTAACTTCTTCTGGATATCCGTCCCAAGCCTCGTGTAATATTTTACAATCATCAATAACGATCTGAACGTCTTTCTCAAAAAGCTCTACACATCTCTCTTCCGTGATAGGCGTGCCGACAGGCGCTCCACTCTCTTCATCAGAATCAAGGATAAGATGGCCGATGCCAACAGTAGGCAGACCAAGATGGTCAAGATAAACTTCAAGTACCTTCCCCTCGTCGATTGTTAATTGTTCGCGTAATTTGTCAAGATCCATGGATCCTCCGTTTTTGTTTTTATTCCATTTATTTATGGAAAAAAGATGCCGGATAGACTGAACTATCCGGCAGATCACATTATACATAAATCAACTTCAAAGGTCAACTATTTTACTTTGAATTCTTTGGGCTTCAATTCCTCAGGGATTACTCTGAGAAGATCGATAGAGAGAATACCATTAGTATACTCAGCTCCCTTGACCTCAACATGCTCGGCCAATGCAAAGGTTCTTTGGAACGAACGTCCTGCAATTCCCTGATGTAGGAATTCTTTGTTTTCAGCTTTTGCTTTGTCTGCCTTTACAAGTAGGCTGGATTTTTCAAGCGAGATTGTAAAATCTTTCTTATCAAAGCCTGCTACTGCAATTTCGATAACGTAATTATCATCATCCTTTTTAACAATGTTATAGGGTGGATAGTTTCCGTTTGGTTGGTTGTGGATTGCATCGAGTCGTTTGAACATTTCATCAAACCCAACACTGAATGGTCTAAAATGACCGAATGGTTCTTCGTAGATTGTCATATCTATTTCCTCCTTTGGATTAAGCGAAGATTAATATATGTAGCCTCTAATGAGCACTACAGGTTTATTTATATAACTATGGGGACTTTTCTATATATTTCAACAGAAAAGTCCTTTTTTTACTTACTTTTCGTTTACAAACTCATTCAATTCAGATGCAACAGCAATAATATCCTGTGCATTAATTGAGGTCGTAACTAAAGGTTTCTTATCATCAGGATGATTATCGTTGTGGGCATAAACCGCATCGTTCTTCCTTTGTAAGTTTTCTATTAGTATAGACTGAGCCATATTTAGTAAGTCGGCACGAATCTCGTACCCAGACTTTCCGTTAGACATAATGTCCTCCTGTGTGTGTGTTTCCTGGTTCCTCCAGGTCGGTCCTTACGTGTTAGCTACTGGTGCTTCTGGAGCTGTATTAGCTTCTTCAGCTGGAGTCTCTAATAGACCAGCTAATCTCTTTTGCATTCCGTCTAATGACATAGCTACTTGATCAGCTTGGAACTGAGCATTAAAGATAGCATTTTCTGCTTCATCTTTTTTCTTAGCTAAATCTTGACATTGGGCGTAAAGATATCTGCCTTCTTCAGACATTTCCTCGACCATGTATTCTACATCGTTGAGTACTACTTTTGCTGGCTCTTGAATTTCTTCAGTTTGGCAATCAACTACTTGGTTTTCTTCTGACATGAGTTACCTCTTTTTTCCTATATTATATTTAGTTACTAAATCCCAATCACCCTTCTGGCTGAATGGTATCACCTTTATCTGACTTAATGGTGAAATAGGGTCAATAGATTTCTCTGGAACAACCAGATCAACGAGTCCCCACTCGGCCAATAAGTTAGCTATTGTATTTCGTCTTGCGACATCGTCATTAGTAAAGTCCGTTGGCTTTCCGTCAAGACCAAACAGTTCTTTAAAATGTACAATGTAGTATTTACCTTGCTTATGCAAGATGTGGCAGGACTGAAATAATGTTTCACTCTTCTTAGAAGCTACTCCAATTCTTGTTAAGGTCTCTCTGACCTTCAAAAAGTCATCTGCTTCCTTAAGCGTGACTTCTACCATATTATCTATTGTTATCATTGTCTTTTATACCTATTGTCACTTTTTCCCTAATGACACGAAGTTGATTCTCATTTAACAAACTGAGTGCCTGGCGTGCTTTAGGGAGTGATAAATTATAAAATTCACTAACAATATCCAAGTCATCATTTTGCTCTGGTTTAGACCATTTAGCGAAACGCTTCTTTGGCCTGATACTATTTAGAAGAAACTCGTATTGGAGTCTGTTGTCTAAAGTGCTATACTTGTTCATCTCATTAGCATATAGC